TTACTCAGGTGGATCAGGAGTCATTATTCTTTCCATCCCTACTGCAAGTTATAGCGGCACAACTACTGGTAGCCCAACTATTACTACTTCAGGCTCAAATACTATCCTTAAATACACATCTTCTGGAACTTACACAGCATGACCACTTATCAATGGAAAATTAGTGAGATTAGCGCTGAAGAAGGCATTATTCTTCATGCTAAATATCATGTCACAGCCACATATGAAGATGTCAGCGTAGAAACTGAAGGTAATTGGTGGTTCTCAGACAAGATCGTAAAAAAGCCATTTGACCAAGTTCAAGAGCAAGATATCGCTCAATGGATTGAAAAAGAGTCTATTCAAGATGGCGTAAGCACGATAAAATCAGGGTTAGATAAGCAAATTGCAAGCCTAAAAAACAGCAATAAATATTATTTGCCTTGGAATCCACCTGTCTTTAAACCAACTATTTGAGTAAAAAATGGCAAAACCCATAGACATAATCAGTAGAGCTTTAAAAGACATAGGTGCTTTAGAAGCAGGGGAAACCCCAACTCCAGAAGCTGCTCAAGATGCTTTTGATATGCTTAATGACTTGTTAGATCAATGGTCTAACGAGGACATGATGGTATTTTATAAGTCTGAGATTGTATTTCCGATTGTTGCAGGGCAAACACAATATACGATTGGCCCAGGCGGTAACATCAACGCAAGCATCACAGGATCAATTTCAGGAAATATTCTGACTGTAACTGGGATTAACTCAGGAGCCGTGGTATTAGGGCAAACCCTAAGTGGTACAGGCATTACACCTGGCACTACCATTACAGGCTTTTTAACAGGAGCAGGCAATAATGTTAATGAAGCAGGAACTTATAAGGTTAACTTTTCACAAACTGTTGCCTCTACTACTATTACTTTATATTATCAGCGCCCATTATCAATCTATTCTTCATTTGTTCGCATTAACACCAATTCAAATGGCGTACCTATCGTAAATGGTGGTTTGGATTACCCTGTATCCATTCTGAACGTAGAAGATTACGAAATGATTGGTTTAAAGACGTTAAATGGCCCTTGGCCTAAAGCGTTGTATTACCAGCCATCCGAAGTATTAGGTAACATTTATGTATGGCCTAATCCAGCCCAAGGTGAAATGCACATGTTTGCAGACACCGTATTTACCACGTTCTTAACTTTGACTGACGATATTCCGTTACCACAAGGTTATAACATGGCAATGCGCTGGTGTTTGGCTGAACGCCTAATGCCGATGTATGGCAAAGCTTCACAAACTCAAATCTCAATGATTGCTGCTTATGCTGCACAAGCTAAAGCAACGATTAAACGCACTAATATGCGCCCTGTTCAATCTGCTCGTTTTGCTGATGCTATGTTGTCAAGCAGGCAAAAGGACGCAGGCTGGATCTTGAGCGGGGGGTTCTTTAGATAATGGCAGACTTTGGCTTTGTAGGCGCATCGTATACAGCACCATCTATTTACCAAGATGCACAAGAGTGTATCAATTGGAGGCCTGAAGTTGATCCTACAAAGGGTCAAGGCGAACGTGGTGTTGTAGCGCTTTATCCTACGCCAGGTTTAACTTTGCAAGCTGTATTGCCTGCACAAGCAGCCGTAAGAGGATTGCGTACTATTTCTGGTGGCAGTCAATTAATAGCGGTTTGTGGCCCTTATGTTTATTCTTTAAACTCTGCCTTAAAACCATCCGTAATTGGTCAATTGCAAACCAGCACAGGCCCTGTAAGTCTTACTGACAATGGTGTATATGTATACATTGTAGATGGCGCAAATCGTTATTCTTACAAAATTGGTACGCCTGCAACTGCAAACTTTCAAGGCTCAATTAGTGGTACAACGCTAAATATTACACAGTTAAGCCAAGGCACAGTCGCAGTAGGTCAGCAAGTATTTGGTCTAGGAGTATTGCCTGAAACAGTTATTACAGGTGGTAGTGGATTTAGCTGGACAGTAAACTTATCTCAAACAGTTACAAGCACAGCAATAAATTCTAGTGCTGCTGGCGCTATTTTTACAGGCTCAATTGCTTATACAGGCTCTGGAAGCACATTAGTAACCACTTTAACTGTCAGCGCAGTAAGCTCTGGCACGTTATATGTAGGGCAGACTATTCAAGGCGTAGGTGTTACTGCTAATAGCATTATTACTGCATTAGGCACAGGCACAGGCGGCATAGGTACTTATACATTAAACCCTGTAGCTCAGACTGTTAGCTCAGAAACAATGTATGCGCTTAATTTTGCTACTTTGCCTACAACGGATGGCGCTTTTACAGGCGCAAATATTGTAGACATTGTTGATAACTATTTTATCTATAACGATCCTAATACTCAACAATGGGCAGCATCAGGTGTTTTATCCCCTATTACCCAGCCGTTGAGCTTTGCCGCTAAGTTTACTGCCCCTGATAATCTTGTATCGTTGATTGCAGATCACGGTCAAGTCTATTTATTAGGTGAAAAATCTAGCGAAGTATGGGCAGATCAAGGAACATTTCCCTTTGCTTTCCAGCGTATTCCTGGCTCATCAAGTCAGCATGGTATTGCAGCAGCACAATCAGTAGCTAGAGTAGCTAATTCATTTGCCTATGTATCTCGTAATATTCGAGGTCAAGGTCAAATTATGATTATGAATGGCTATATGCCTACTCGTATTTCTACCCATGCCGTAGAAAATACCCTAGTTAATCAAAAGATTGATGATGCTATTGCTTATACCTATCAACTAGAAGGTCATGAAGTCTATGTAGTGACTTTCCCTACAATTGATATAACTTGGGCTTATGATGCAACTACTCAGTTATGGCATAAATGGTTATATGTTGATTCTAATAACGTCTACCATCGCCATCGATCTAATTGCGCTGCTGTATTTAATAATGTCGTAATCGTAGGAGATTATCAAAACGGTAATCTATATGAGTTAGATCCTGAAAACTATACCGATAATGGTGATGAAATACGCAGATTGCGTAGAGCGCCCCATATTCTGACTGATTTACAACGTCAGTATTTTGACGAATTACAGATTCAGTTTCAGCCTGGTGTAGGCATAAGTGGCTTTTCAATAGATCCTTATAACTATATTGGCACACCTTATACCATTGGTGCTAACGCTACTTTGACAATTCCTTACCCAGTAATTGATGTTTTAGGATCATCTGATAACGCTAATCCTACATTGACTAACCCACAAGCTATGCTTAGATGGTCAAACGATGGTGGTTCTACTTGGTCAAGAGAATACTGGCAAAGTCTTGGTCAACAAGGCAAGTATAAGAATCGTGCAATTTGGCGCAGATTGGGCACAGCCAGAGATCGTATCTATGAAGTCGTGGTCACAGATCCAGTTAAATGCGTAATCGTGTCTGCTAACTTAAAAGGTAGCGAGGGTGAAAATTAATGGCTAACGTAATCTTTGGCGCTGGCGAAGGCAATCCCTATCCGCAGACTGAGTTCTTAGATGAGGCTACAAAACGCCCTAGTCGCTCATGGCAGCAATATTTGCTTAATTTATTAAATTACACATCATCCACATCCGCAACAGCAGGATCAGGAACGCTACCAGCTAACCCTGTTGGCTTTATTAACGTAACAGTTAATGGTCAACCCTTTAAAGTGCCTTATTACAATGTCTAGTATTACTGAACTCGCTAAGAAAACGCTTGGCACATTTGAGGTCGATTTAGGCACAGTTCATCATTTTTCTGATGGCTTATACGCTAAAGAAATGCGTATTCCTAAAGGCTATACAGCTATGTCACACCAGCACCATTACAGTCATTTAAGCCTACTGGCTAAAGGTTCTGTGCTTGTGACTACAGATAATGACTCCAATAAATATGTTTCCCCTGCTTGTATTGAGATTAAAGCAGGCGTAAATCATGCAATTTTAGCGTTAGAGGACTGCGTTTGGTACTGTATTCATGCTACAAATGAAACAAATGCAGATAAAATAGATAAAATATTGATTAAAGAGGTATAAAATGCCAATCGGTTCAGTTTTAGCAGGAGCAGCTCTAGCTCCAGTTGTAGGCACTATAGTTGGCCAAGCCATAGGTGGCACGACTGCTGCTGGGGGTCAACAAGCAGGCGCAGGGCAACAAGTTGCTGGATTGCAGCAAGGCGCTCAGGCATTACAAACAGGCTTTCAAAACGCTGGGCCATATCTTACCAATGCTTACAATACTGCTAGTGGTTTATATTCACCTTATACAACAACAGGAACAGCGGCAACTACAAATTTAAGCGATTTAATTAATAGTGGTTACGCATCACATCAATTTACCACTCAAGATTTGCTTAATGGTCTTGCTCCTAATTATGACTTTTTAAAAGGTCAATTAACAGGTACTACTAATGCTGTTTCTAATGCAAGTGGCGGATTATTAAGTGGTAATGCTTTACAAGGTTTACAGTCAAATGTAGGAAATTTTGCTCAAAATGCTTATCAAAACGCATTTACTAATTATCAAAATCAAAGAAACAATATTTTTGGTAATTTACAAAATACAGCTAATATGGGATTAGGCGCTACAAACAAATTAGCTGACATAACTACTGGTTATGGCGGTTCAATGGCTAATCTCAATACTTCATTAGCTGGTGCATTAGCTGGAAACTATGGTCAACAAGGCACAGCATTAGGCGCAGGAACTGCTGGTGCAGCAAATACTATGGGTAATATGTACGGCAGCACAGGGACTTTACTAGGTGCTTTAGCTGGTAATTACTTTAATCAACCAAATAGCACAGATCAAGCAAATCAAACAATGTCAAATGTAAACATGGGACTATTGCCTGCTGTGTCAAGTTCTTACAAATCGTTGCCAGGTTTAGATACTAGCCTTACTCAATATTCTGGAGAATAATTATGGCTTTTGATGTTCAAGGATTTCAACAACCTAATTACCAAGTTAATCCTGTTGCTGGCAATAAATATGCTCCGCAAGATGGAATGACACAGCTTAGTAATTTGCTT